AATAATGGATCCAGCCACAATTGGACTAGCATTAACAGCAGCATCAAAAGCTTTTGGAGCATTAAAGGCTGGATTTGCCGTTGGGCGTGATATTGAATCTATGGGCAAAGATTTATCGCGGTGGATGGGTGCAGCAAGTGATATAGATAACGCAGAACGAACTACAAAGAATCCGTCTTATTTACAAAGAATATTTAAAGGCAATTCATTAGAGGCAAGTGCCATTGAAGCTGTAGTTGCTAAGAAAAAAATGCAAAAACAACGACAAGAAATGAAAACATTTTTAAATATGACATACGGCCCTAACGCTTGGAACGATGTTTTAAAAATGGAAGGTGATATTCGTAAACGTAGACAGAAAGAGATTTATGACCGTCAGAAATTCAGACAACAAATACTAGAATATGTAGGATGGACATTTTTATTTTGCACTGTCATTGGTTTTGTGGTTTTATTAGCTTATCTTTATAGAGAAAGTAAACATGGATAAAAAAGAAGACAAAAAACCAGTTTCAGTGAGTATAAATGATCATTCATTTGAAATTGTATTACGAATTTTAGGCAACGAATTAGTTGCAACAAGAATTGCCTCTTCTAATTTTAGTGGAAAATTAATTGCAGGTGGGGTATTGCTATTGTTTTTTACTTTTATGATACTAGAGGTATTCGGATTAAACGAGGTGTTAAAGTGATAAGTTGGTTTAGAAAACTATTTACCAATAAACATGGAGATTTATCAAAGCATAGACTTCATACAACTAAGTATGAAGATTTGTGCATGTAGGGGATTAAAAT